GGCATAAGTGCCGGAAGGCCGAGTCGAGGAATCGGCGGAGGGGGAATCCCTTCAGCCAGTTGTCATCCCCGTACTTCACGGCCCCGTTCTCGAAATGGCGGGCCAGCCGGTAAAACATATGAGACAGGGAAAGCATCAAGTCATACCGGCCCTTCCCGGCCCGAACGTCCCGCACCGCCCCGGTCGAGAACTCCTGCCGGGTGCCGCTGTCTTTTACGCGGTCAAAATCAGTCATTTTTTCTCCTCTATTGGTGTCGTTCGGGGGTAGGACAATACCATATCGCAGCCTGGTCGTTGGCCCGGCTCCGGCAGTCCCGAATCATCTGATGTCCGCACATATTGCATCGCGGGGCCCGGATACCGTCTACTACTAGGGATGGTACTTGTTCGTCTTTATTAGTCATTATGTTGTCCTTTACCCACGCCTATTGACCTTATTGGCTATCATACTACCTCTTTCAACACAGTCCACCATCCCGGAAAACCGCCTAAGTTCCTGTCGTCGATATATAGATCGGCCGATACCTTCCGGCTATCTAATCCATACTCTGCCGTTCGAGTGGGGTCGTTCCTGTTGAAATAGTGGAACCGCACATCCGCGTCAGCCAAGAACTGTATCGCCGCGGCCCCGGCCTTACCTGTTCGACAAGTATTGAGAACGAGGGTATGCCCCTGGTCGTAAAGAATCCGCAGTACAGCTTTAGCATCCGGTAGAAACTCCCCGATCTCCGGGAATCTATCCTCCACAATCGTGCCGTCGAAGTCAACCGCGATTATCATCGTCGAATCCCCATACTAGCCGCAACGCTGGGCCGCAATACGAGACCCGAGATAACCCGCACTCGATCCTTGTTGACTATCCGTCTCGTTCGTACACAACTTTCGGGGAACAGGGACATCACCGCCGTGGTCAACCACCGACCCGTGTACGCTTTCTCGCCGTTTGCCTCGGCCCAGTTCCGCCAGCACTCGTAGAGATCCTCGGATTGCACGAAATCATTTGGCCCTCCGCTAAACGTGCAGCAGTCGTCAATGAACTCAGTCAGCGGCGTAATATCCCCACGTATCTGTCGGATCACCTGATCGTGTTCGTCCGGGAGGGTGAATTCCTTGTTTCGCTTGAGTCGCTTTAGACCCTCCAGGGCCCAGACCAAAATACCCGGGGCTTCGCACTTTAGCCGGTCCTTGAGGGTAGTATCCTCTCGACCAGCGAAGCTGATATCGAACTTAATAACGAGCATACGAGCTTCGATTGTACGTGACATATCGGGCAGTCGCGGCATGGTGTTCGTGGCCATCGTAAACCGGGTGTAGAACTTCATAAACGCTTGCCCGATGTCCACGCCTTTCCGCTCGATCATAAACGCATCGTTGCCTGTTATTCGCTTCAGGACATTCAGAGCTTCGCCAGTGTCGTAATTCGTAGTAGTCGATACATCGCCCACAATCGCCGCGAGTTTGCCTATGAACGCAACGGCCATAAACCGTCCGGTGATTTCCCGCAGGGTCGGGGCTATCACCTGTGTTTCCCCCAGAATATACGCCAGAAGCTCCAGCACCGTACTCTTACCTGCACGGGTCGGACCGAGGAGGAGCATGAACTTCTCGTGGGAGTTGTCGGGTATCAAGTTGTAGCCGAACCATTCTTGGAGCAGACTGATCTTCGACTCGTCGCCACGGAACACTTCCCCGAGGAATCTCTTCCATAGTCCGCAGGAGGCGTGGGGGTTGAAGTCGTAGGGGTAGCACGCAAGGGAGAAAAAATTTGGCGTTTTTTTCTGGAGATCAACGAAACCCTCTTGCCTTATACACTTACCGATGTCCAGTAACCCGTTCGGGAATGACAGGATGTGCCGAGGATCTTCCTGCTGATGGTCCTCGTCCAGCCAGCAGGGAACCTCCGCGGCGGCGACGGGGCAGAACGCTAACAGAGCATCCGTTATCTCGTCCATCCGTCGTTTGTTCGGGTCGTAGTCCAGGATGTCGAACCCGCCAGGTTTTAATTTCTTGTACCGCTTGTTCGCGAAGAACTGATAGAGTTGTTGCCGCAATCTGGCCTTGTCTACTCTCCGATAACATTGCCCATCGTAAGCGTACCAGCCACCGTGGAACATCCGGAGTATCGTTATGTCGTCCTCTCGGTACGTGGCGTCCAACCACAAATCAGCCAACTCCACCGGGGCGATACTAGCCAGGATATTTTCTTCAGTAGGGGCCTCGTAGGCGGTCTGGATCAAGCCCAAGAACTTTTTTGAATCCAGACCGCCTCGGGTAGTCCACTGTCGGAGGTCCTTGATCCCTTCCGGCGGCATCAATTTGGCCACCGTTCGGGCATACGGGCGAAGAACTTCAGCGGTTATGTCCATCCCTTTCCGGCCCGCCCCGGCGTCATTCTCCCCTAGAACAACCACCGCACGGCCCGCGACCAGTCCGGTCAACTGAGATAAGCCCCCCTGACTGTTCGGCCGACCGACAGCGACCAGGCCGATGTCTGAGGCGGCGGCTACGTCCGTCGCCCCCTCTACGATCAGCAGGGGGTATTTGGACTCGATAAGAACGGGTCCCGCCTGTCCGAGTTCGCCCTCGGACTTGAGGATGTGGAGGTAGCCCGCCACGCCGCCGAGGTTTCGCGTAGCTCCCTTGGAGACTCGACCACACAGAACAGCTTTCGGGTCGCCCGGGTTCTCCGAGGAGACCATGCACCAGCCGGTCCTACCGCAGAGCGGACAGGGTGTTTCTTCGCTGGTTCGGACCCAGTTCTGGGGACCGGCTTGGTAGCGGCCGGGACTACCAGCACCTTGATGTACGTTAGGTACGTAGATCAAGCCCCGCTTGGACCCCTTGAGCATGTACTTCTTGCCGTTCCAGTGGCGGAATGACAGCCCGACCACGTCCCCGTGCTCGTCCCGCTCAGGGAAAACCCAGCAGTTGTCCGGTAGACAGTATCCGATCTCCAAAGCCCGCAGAGCACCCGTGCTTACCCGTAACTGCTTGGAGAGGGTCTCCAACAGTACCGGTAGCACGTTGCTCTGGTAGACCAATAGTTGTTCGGCTAGGGTTCTGGACATGGGGCTAGAAGGGGATATCGTCCCCTGCTGGGGCCACGCCCAAGTCGCTCAGCACGCCATTGCGGATCAACGAGGCTTCAGCACCGGTGATGTTGTCGGATTCGAGGGCGATCTCCTGCACCCGGGACCTCCAATAGTCTTCCAGGATCTTCTCAGGTACGGCCCCGGAGACCAAACCTTCATTGGCGGCGACGCAGGCGTCCCATGCTTCGTCCACAGTACAAGGCCCAACGTCGGCGAGAACCGCGTCCACGACCGACGGCGGTTTGCGAGTGGGCTTGGGCTTGGGCTTCTTCGCAGGCGTGTTCTTCTTGCCGGTAGCACCGGTGGAGAACTTACGATCCAGGGCGGCGAGGTCTTTATCGTCGAGCTTCCGGAGACCGCCCAACACGCCGTCCTCGGCGGCGATCTGTTTGACCTTGAATCCATACTCCCCGTCTTCGTAAACCTCGAACTGGATGATCTTGCCTGTGAGATCCAGTTTGTCGAGACCAGCGAAACTTTCGCCGTCCCAGCCAGTCACGGCCATGATGTTCTCGTAATGGGAGAAACGAAAAGGCTGGTTCTTGTCGTCGAGGTACACCAGAAGTAAGTACCCGGTGATCGATTCGTCGTAGTCTGCCCACGGGTACCAGGCGTCCTCCTGTGGATTGTACATTTCAGTCGCCAGCAGGTTCAAGATAAGTTGGGGAAGACCCTGTTGGGAAGTCACCCCGACCGAAGAGTCGAGGATCTTGCCCTTGTATTTTCCGGCTCGGTCAATCTCTGCCATTTGTTTCTCCTTCTGGGATAATGGGTACCAGAGCGAGTTCCTTCGGAGCGAATTCGCCCGGTTCTAGTGTAGCTAGTACTTGGTTTTCTTCGATGATGTGCATCTCTTTGCCTTCTACTTGAATGGGTGTGGCGTACTCCTTGTAGTAAAGAATGCTATCGCCCGCGTCCACTTCTACTCTGGAATGCTCCCCACACATAGGGAGCACCAGCCCCGGGCCGACGCTCACGACAGTCCCCCGGGCAAATTTCTTTCTGGCCATTATGTTGTCCGGAATGATGATTGACCCGAACTTCGCTTCAGTGTACATCTGCGGATCGACTAGAATGTAGGCGGCTTTCATCTGCATTATTCACCCTCCTGATCGAAGATGTATTCCCAAATTGTACCGTCAGCCGGGTTAGCAAACGATACGCACGACACAGGACTGCCGTCATCATCGACAAACAATCCGAGTGTGCGACTCTTGGCCAGGAAGTCCTGGGCTCCGCCGACGAAAATTGCCCGAGTGGCGTCGGACTGGGCCTTGCCGACCGATCGATCCGCCTCGATGTCGACCATCGTGCGGAGGTACCCGACACGTAAGATATGATCGGCCCACTCACAAACTTCGAGCATCGTACTGTACTGCTTGTCGTGGTGCAATCTCGGGCACGCTCGGAGGTAGTCGGAACCCTCGGGATTAGCCACGGTGATCGCCTGTTCCTGACAGATCATCCCCACGTTGACACCCCGACGGACTAGAGTATCGAGATCCTGTAGGAGCATTCGAAACGTGTCGCGAACGTGGGATGACCCTTCGTTATAGCCGTAGTCCTTGAGGTTCTTGGCCAGAACGACGGCCCCTTTACCCTTTGAAGCCTTGGGTATTGTGTCCAGAACGAACCGCTCAGCCAGGACTTCAACGCGGGTGAGCGTGTCGATGACACAGCTTGAGCCCGCCGGAAACAAGTTCGGCTGATGGATAGCCGCCCGCACGTCCTCGAACGTGTCGATACCCGGGACATGATCGACCGGCTTATCGGTCTTGGGGTTGACGATTCGCCGACCCCCATCATCGACGCCGATGAAGATGGGATTCGGTAGCATCGACATCAGGGTCGTCTTCCCAATACCAGTATCGCCGTAGGCGATGATCTTTTCGCCCTCACCCTCACCGGTCCATGGGCTGACCTTGAACGTACGGGTCGGCTTTGGAGCAGCAGCGGTCCTGCCCCCCGGTTTTGGGGGCGGGGTTGGTTTCGGTACTGTTCGCTTGGGGGGCGTCTCCAACGGTTGCATCTTAGGTGCGGGCATTAGTGGGTCTCCTCGTCTAACCGCCTGAACCCCTCGGGAACTTCCCCGCTGGCCAGGTCGGAGTCATAGCAGATTGGGTGGAACTGACACTGGTAGGTAGCGTTGCATTGATGCTCGTTCGAGAACCAAATATCCCGGAGCCGGGCGAGTTCGGCCAGTCTGTGAATGTTTCCAAACTCACGGTCGGCTCGCTCAAGTTCCAGGTCGGTCCGACTGACCGGCTTGCGGGCGAAGTGCTTTTCGGGATTCTCCCGGATGTCCGCCAACAATCGAGCACCGAACATCTCGGGAGTCTCCCGAATGGCGAAGGGCGTTTCGGGGTTGGGGTTCTTTTTGGTGGGTTTCGGGGGGCTGCCCGCGGTAGTTTCTGCGACTACGTTATTGATAAGTACGGTATCGCCCTCCCAACTAAACAAGAACTTTTCCTCGAAGTACATCCCGTCAACCATGAACTTCTTCGTATCAGCCTGTGACAGCTTCTTCGGACTGATCGCGGGTTTCCGCCACACATCGTACAGCACGCCGGATATCAACGGGTCAGTTGCCTTGATCCCGTAGAGTTCCAGGTCCCCAGCCAACTGCATGATCCGGGCCTCGATCAAGTAGAGCGTCGGTTGGGAATCTTTCTGGAGCGGTTTCCAGAACAACGATCCGGGGTCGATCGGCTTGCCCGTGGATTTGTACTCGCCGATGCCCAGAACCCCGTCCCGCAAAAGAATTCGATCGATAATACCCCGACGGCGGTATCCGGGGCGTACCTCCCGGTCAAACGAAATTTCACAGGCCAATGTTTTGATCTGGTCGTCCTGCCAATACCATTGCCATCCAAGGGCCGAGTAGAGCAGGACCAGCTTCTCGACCTCCCAGTCCGCGGCGTCAATCGCGGACGGGCAAACTTCGTATTGGGCGTTCATGTATCGAACTAGGGCCATACGTAGGTCTTCGGGGATTGCCCCGGCACCGTCGCAGATCGGACACCGAGGGTCCGGTGGTGAGCCCGGGTCTGATACACAACCGCAGAGATCGCCCGGCGTCAGCTTCGAGATCTCCAGGCACTTATGCCAATTCGTCCCGATCCTGAAATGGTCTGGCTTCTCGATGGGCCGAATGCGGAGTACGTGCTTGATCCGATACTTGTTCGGGCAAACCTTGTAATCCGCTATGCTGGTGGCTGACTGCGTGGGAATTTTCATCGCGACCTCCTGTTAGGAAGCTCTTATTCTACCCTGCCGAGGGTCGATCGTCAACCACCAATTCCGGAGAGTTTCTCGGATATAGTAGTTGATTGTGGGGCATTTTTCATCGATCCGGTTTGGGATACGGGTTCTTCTCAAGAGCTAGTTCGCTACCGTCTGTCTTTATTGGCAACCAGTAAAGATACTTACCGTCATCATAATGGGCCTCGATACTGGCGTCGGGCAAAACTACGGCAAGTCGGGAAGGTGATTGGGTTCCCCACCGAGAATTACAGGAACGTCCAGGGACAAAGGTACCATCCACTACCAGCCCATCCATACGTCGCTTTCGCTTTCCATGGAAGTACCAATTAGCCGCTTGATAGATACCTCCGTGATGCCCATGTCCCGCATCCGCGTAGCTGATAAGGACGTTCGGAGCCTTGGGCAAACGACGTATAGCCCGTACCGACCTACCTATTAGCATGGTCAGGGGGGGCCTAAAGTTCGGATGACGAACCAATCGCTGTAATTCCCAGGCTTTACCAGTCCATGATCTAGCTGTTGCCATCGTATAGATAACCCCAGCGTATAGTCTGGGAGGGCTGTTCGGACCTGATCCGAGCAGCCCTGCATAGTACATCGGGCACGACGCACTACGATGCGAATAATGAAATCGATCTATCAACAATCTAATCCACGACAGACAATGAGTATCCGTATAATGCCACAAAAGCGTCGGGGTCGGTGTCGATCCGCCCTTTTCCACCTGGGTTGGTGGACGTGTCGCCGGTGTCACTTCCGACGCATTATTTTCTGAACGGCGTTGCATGAAGGTCCTATTCTACCACGGCCTCGGTCGCTGGTCAACCACCAATTCCGCAAGTTTCTCAGAGAGTTCCACGGCCGATGTGACCACGAAGTAGAGAATACCTGTGTCCTTACAGAAGGCTTGGAACGCCTTCTGATCTTTCGATAATCGGCCTTTTCCATCCCTGCGTTTACATTCCACTTCGACGTGCCCCAAGGACGAAACCCCCCGGAGCATCGAATCAGGAAGATGGGCGATACACCATATGTCCGCCGCTCCCTTGGACCCGAAGCTCAAGTACCCGCCGTCTTCGAACTGGACCGCTCCAGTGTTCCGACGCTCTACGTAGACCACGTTCGGGTGCTGCCGCAGGAAGACAAGGCATTCCTTTACGACTGCACCTTCCAGATCCGCCTTTGGCGTCCGCTTGCGGGGCTTCGGGGGCTTGCCTATTAGGCATTTCTTAGGGATCATAACTCGATCCGTACCCACTCGCAACTACCCATCGCCGGAGGTTCTACTCCGAACTGAAAAGCGAACGCACTCGGCGTCCATGCCTCTAGTTCTTGGCACCATCGCCCCGCGTCAATACCACGCCGCAATAGTTGTGGTTCGCGGCTCAAAGCCACGATAGTTCCGTCCGCAGTGTTCTCGCGACAAAGGTAGCATTCGACCGGAACAAAATCCCAATCGCAGTTTTTCCTACATGATTCTTGCACGCTAATTTTACGCATCCTCTTTCTCCTCCGCCCCATCCCACCCCCAGAACCATGCGACCCGCTCCTTGCCCTTATGGGGATTGCTCATCCGATCTTTCCCAGCCCGATACGCCCGAGCACCTTCGGCCAGCGGACCCATGAGATTGCACCGACGTGCAGTCTTGGCTTTGTCAATAGCTCGTCGTCTCTTGTGGTGGATGGACCAGGTCATTTCGTACCCGCCGCGATGATCCGAATCACTTGCAATATCTCTTCGATATTTTTCCTTCGACATCGATGGGCAACCCAGGAGCCCATGCCGGAGCGGTACGCATAATAGCCTCGATCTTCGGCCGGTAGTATTCAGCCTTGTCCTCGGGGACGATCACGCTGATGTCGTCATGGACGGTCATGGCTACCCGCAGACTCAGTTCGTCCTCGATCCGCAGGATGGCCTCGGCCAAGATATCTCGGGATGTTGATTGGATGATGTTCTCGACGAGGTAGCCGCCCCACATATGTATACCCACCTGCGGACTTTTTGGGTCAGGCATAACCAACTGAGGTCGTCGGGTTGTCCCTTCGACCCTAGCCCCAGTGTAAGTCAACCGCCGGGTGCTCGGTAGCTCGATGATTGTGGTATTGCCCTCTCGGTAGAACTTCAGCCCGTGCTGGATCTCGAAGACTCGGCCCCGGCCCTGAGTCGCTCTCCGGAAAGCCTGTTCGACTTGACCCCAGAGCCGGACGACCATTTCGTGGGTCTGCCTATAGGAGTCGATGATCCGCTTAGCCATAGCGTAATCGAGATCGATACCGTACGTATCCCGGGCATAATCCATACATCTATCTGGGCCCATACCAAAACCTGCACCAAGTACGCCCACCTTCCCCATCTGCCGGTACTTACCGTACCACGCGGCAACTTCTGGGTCGTCGGTACTCGTCGGTTTTCGGATTCGCTGGCCAGTCAACCTGCTCGCGAACTCACAATATATTTGTCGACCCTCGGCCCAAGCCTGAACCATGTCTAGTTGGTCGGCGAACCAATCAAGGTCCCTAGCTTCGATCTGCGACAAGTCCTCAGTAATCAAGACGTGCCCGTCCGGGGCTTCGATCAAGGTCCGGACTTCATTGGCTAACGGGTGCCCGCGGGCAGTGAAATTCTGGGGGTTGATCGACTGATCGCCCGACCAGCGGGCTGAATGTGCCCCACAATACTTCAACGGAATCGGCACCTTGCCACCAGCCGCCCGGACCATGGCTTGGAGCTTGGAAACTCGCGTGATTTGACCGGGCCAACTCTTAGCGGCGTCACGGGCCAGCATAAGTTCCCGCACACGAGGGAGGGGGTGGTTCAGGAGGTAAGAGTACCCCGCGTCGGTTTTCGCGATGGCGAGCATCGGGCCCTTCTTCATGTGCTTCATCGGAGGACTTTCGTCGCCGAGGGCTTCCCGCATCTCCCGCCCGAAGCCTTTATCGCTTCGGGCCGTAATACCGGTAATCTGGGCACGGATCAATGCCTTATCGATTTCCACCAGCATAGCCTTCTTGAGAGTGTCGGCCCGCCCCATATCTAGGTTCAGTGTCGGGTACAAGGCGAGATTTCGCGTGTACGCAGCGATCCGCAGTTCGAACGCGGGGTTTGACAGCTTCGGGAGAAGTAGGTTCAGTAGATCGTACGTGCGGTCGGCGTCATTACAAGCATAGTCGATCAGGGCGGTCCGTTGTTTGTCCGCGAGGTCGTCCCCGTGCAACTCCTGGAACTGCATCGTGTCGCCCTTGGCTTTCAACCCGTGCCGCTCACAGAGGTCCTTCAAGCCGTTCCGCCAACGAGGCTCGACGTGCCGGGCAAGGTCCAGGGTATCCACAATAAACGGGGGATGGATATCGTGACGCTGGGCCAAAATCAATGCGTCGAACGGAGCACTGTGCATGATTACAGTAACCGCGTCCCAATCAATAGTCTCCGGGAAATCAGTCTGGAACTCCGCCGGTCGGTCGTTCCACTTAACTGCCCAGCCCAATTCCTCGAACCGCTCGTCTGTCACGTATTCCCAGTTACTCATTTTTTTAAGGCTATAGTCCCGGTCGAAGTAGGTCTCCACATCTAAGACCACTACATCCGTGGGGTACCCGCAGATGGATAGGATGTCGGGGATGGTGGGGGTCACCAAACCCTCTTCGCCAGTTCCAGACGGACACCGCTACCAGTCTCAATAAGATCGCAATCCCTGCCCTGCCGCCGAACCACCTCATCCAGGAAATCGATCCCCCGGAGGGTGGCGGCTCGCTTCCGCCCTGTCTTCCGACAGGTCGCGTAGTTTCGGGCGGTCTCTTGAACGCGGTCCAGGAGGGCCGATCTAAAGTCGTGGGCCTGACCATGGTCTATGAGTATATCTTCGGCATCCCCTCGGCCCAGGGCGACGAACGGAATTATCCGATCAATGTCGGCCTCGAACCCGAACCGGCCGCGGACGGCCAGCAGGGTGTCTCTAAAACGTGCGTCTAACGGTTTCATCGTCGATCTCCACCGGTTCTACGTACCAGTCGTGCAGGTAAGGAGAGCAGCAGTCGGGGCAGAACATATCGTGGTGTCCGTCTACGTACTCCCGCCAGCAGGCTTTGCAGGTCCGTACTACGGGTTTGTCAGCTCGTTTACTCACGCAAGTCCTGCCCCGGCCGTCGGCCCCGGTTGCGGATAGTCACCCTGTTCGCGGCGAGTACCCGCCGAATGACAGTTGTGGAATACCCGTGCTCGTCGGCCAGATCAACCAGGCCGATCCCCGCACCGTACCCGGAGACTATAGCGTGGATGGTATTAGGCGGAAAGATAATTTTCGGGCGGGGCATAGTCTTCCTCTCAAGGAACTGATTGTACCACAATCCGGCGAGACCGTCAATCACCAAAAACTCCGGAATGCCCAAGATTTTCCACGAGCAGAAGCCCCGCTTGGCGAAGATGTTCACTCGCCCGGTTGGCTCCGAGGGTCCGGGTGAAAATCATTAGTTCGCTGACCAATTCAATGAGAACGTCCCGGTCGTCGGATTCGATACATCGACTCACGAGATCCCGGGCGATCCTCGCAAGTTCGCGATGCCTGATCCGAACTTCGGGCGTCGGAACCCAGTCGTCGTGGACCAGGGCCATCCGGTGTGAGGCGTCGCGATAATTAGCCAGGACTTCCTTGGTGTCAGAGGGCATCCTAGTCCTCCTTCACCGGCGGACATACCGGCAAACATACCTCGACTTCGATTCTGCCGTCCTTGTGCCGGAGGAAAGCCGAGTACCCGCCGCCACCGTGGTCGGATTTTTTTCCGCACAGTTTAAGCTGCGTAACAAACGTTTGTAGTTCCTCGCGGTCGTTTATGACGATCCTAGTTCTCATTCGAGTCTCTCCATAACTTCGTACGTCAACTCGGTCATAAAAGCGTCGGAGTCGAATGCGTCACCCTCGCCAAATTCCCCGGCTCTTACCTGTTCGTGCAGACGACTGAGTCCGTCTGCGATGATGTCCTGAAGCACACCCATTATTATCTCCAAAAAATGTTGCACCGGTACGGCCGACCGTGCGGTCGGAGCGGACTGGAGGTAGGACGCCGCCGGTTCCGTACCGGTGCTGGTCAGTTAATACAACAAGCGGATCTCGTCCGTCAGCCGCTCGATCTCCTTGTCCCGGCTTGCGATAGTCGCCGGATGCCAACTCCAAGTCAACTCCAGGGCGGCTATAAGGTTCAGGTGGATGTTGCCTAGATCGAAAGCTGCCTTTTGTTGCAGGTGATCGCCAGAGCATCGGTCCACCAGCCACAGTTCGCCACGACCGATAAACCCGACCGTGGCGAAACCAAGTTCGTGCAGCCTCTCAATCGCTGTAC